CTTAAAAATAGGATATGCGACTATTATGCAAACGAAGAAAAAGGCATCTACGAAGACAAAGGAAAAGAAGAAAAAGTCTGCCGATGAACTCGATATAGAGGGCATCATCAGCATTGCGCTGTGGACTTCACGATTTGTGGCAATAGCCGAAGCCTTGAAGTCGGCAAATCTTCCACATACTGACATCAAGTGGGTATCAACTATAGCATCTTTTGCTTTTCCTGACACTGCTCCAAGCGGTGGAAGCTGTGCTGTAGGATTCGCAACAGACTGCGATGATGATGTTTATGAAGATGATGTCTATGCCCGACAATAAAATAATTTGCTTTACCTTGCAAAAAGAATATATTGAGATATATGAGTAAAACTGAAATTAAGTCCGTTATGTCGCTTAGCGATGATAAGTATGCAACTGAAACAAGCGAACTCTTTGTAAACTTCGCTTCTGGCAGTCGCGATACTTGGGCTGAACAGGCTAAGGAAGATCGTGAGTTCCGTCTCGGTGCACAGTGGTCTCCAACAGATAAGAAAGTGTTAGAGAGTCGTTCTCAGGCTGCCTTGGTTATTAATCGCGTGCATCCAGCAGTAGAACTTGCTAAATCTATTCTTACGGCGAACAAGCCCACCTTTAGGGTATCTGCCGCAGAAGACAGCGATAATAAGACTGCTGCTGCAATGAACGGATTTATTCAATACATTTGGTCAATCTCGGCTGGAGACAGACAGTTGTCAAAAGCGATAGATGACTTCTATGTGACTGGACTTGGCATACTTTTAGCCTATATTGATCCATTTGCCGATGGCGGACGCGGTGAAGTCAAGTTCAAAGCAATAGACCCAATGCATATTTATGTCGACCCTAACTCGCAGGATGAGTTTTGCTCAGACGCTTCAGACATAATTATTTCCCGCACCTATACCAAAGGTCAGCTATCGCGTATCTATCCCGCTTATCAGAAGGCGATTGAGACTGCAACGGGAACGCTGTATAGTGAGACTGCCGCAGTTGCAAATGATACAGATAATCTTATTGTCTTTGCCGGAGCTGAAACCTCTGCCAATCACGATGGCGATTATGTGCGTGGATATGAACGCTATACAAAGATATGGCTGGATATGATACGCGTATATGAGCAGTGGTCTAAAGCCGAATACGTGTTTACTGAAGAAAAGTTTATAGAATATTTGAATAAGCCCGTGTGGATAATCAACGGAGCTATCTCCACGGAAGAGATATTGGCGCGGCAGGCTGCTGAACGATTGATGGGTGAATATGAAAAGTTGCTCCAGCAATATGAGCAAGCCGTATCGATGGCAGAACAAGACCCACAGTATGCACAGGCAATGATGCAACAAGGGATGCAGCCCCCGCAGCCACCTCAGATACAGCAGACCGTAATGCAAAGCTTGCTCGATGAAGGACAGATTTCAGTGGTGAAAGTGCCTATGCAACGCATCTATATGGGCGTTGTCGTGGGCAATAAGAAGCTGTATGGCAGACTCCTCAACTGTGAGGAATATCCCATCATTACCATGATGAACATGCATACAGGCTCACCCTACCCTCTGTCCGATGTTAGAATGATTAAGGATATGCAGCGCTATATCAATAAGGTACGCAGCCTTATCGTTGCCCATGCATCCACCTCAACCAACGTTAAGGTTATGGTCCCACGCGGAACTGACGTGGAAGCACTTAAGGAGCAGTGGGCACAACCAGGTGCCATTATTGAGGTTGACTTTGCTGAAGGACAGCCTGTGCCCGTAGCTCCGCTACCTATGCCTAACGAACTCTATCAGAATGAACAAGTAGCAAAGAACGATATAGATCATCAGCTTGGACTGTATGAATCTATGGCAGGCAACTCATCTGCTGCTCCAGATACCTATCGCGGGATTATGATGATGGATGAGTTTGGTCAAAGACGTATTAAGGTCAAGCAAGCTGTAATTGAACAAGCATTGCAACAGCTCGGAAAGACGCTTATCGCCTTCATTCAGGAGTTCTACGTAGCGGAGAAGCAGATACGTATTCTGCAACCCAATAACTCTATGACCGAGTATGCCGTCAATAAGCGGCTGTATGATGACTACGGACAGGTTGTAGGCACTCTTAACGATGTGTCTGTAGGCAAATATGATGTTCTTGTTGTCGCGGGTTCTACACTGCCAAGCAATCGCTATGCGCAGTTGGAATTCTATCGCGATATGTATAAAGACCAAATAATTGACAGAGTCGAAGTCTTGAAAAAGACCGATGTCTTTGACATAGAAGGCGTTTTGCAGCGTATCGATACTATCGAACAGTTGCAGAATGCTCTCAATCAGGCGCAAGAAGAGATCGCAAAACTGCAGGGCGACCTCCAGACTCGTGAACGTGAATTGTTCCACTCCAATATGCGTCTCGCTGTAAACCAGGAGCAGATGAAAGCAAGAGAAAGTTCCATGCAACAACAAAAGGCAACTGAACTCTATGAAGCTCGCTTAAGCGATACCCTCAAGAATGCTGGAACTGCCGCTGCTACAGAGATACAAAAGATTGGTATGGAGGAACGTGATCGACTCAGACGCCAAACGCAAACGCAAAAGAAAAAGAAATGAGGTAACCAATGCTCTACCAAGACACTCATCCCAATAACATCGACATGTTCGGTGTTCCCATCGCTCCCGAAGATGACTCTTGGGCTAATGAAGATGCGGCTTCACCCGTAGGTGAACAACCCGATGCTGGCGCTGCAACGACACAACCCCAGGAACCACGTAACAACGACGATGTGCGCTACCAATACTGGCAGTCGCAACACGACCAACTGAAAAGCAAGTATGAGCAACTCGAAGCGCAGAATCAGCAGATGATGCAACACCTTGCTCAACTTGAACAACCACAACCACAACAGCCAGAAGAAGAAGCGTTCCCTGAACCTCCTGCTCCACCTCAGAAGCCCTACAGCTTCTCGCAGCAGGATGCCATGAGCGACCCTAATTCTGAGTCTGCACGATACATGGTAGCTATGTCTGAATACAATTCTACCATGAACCAATACAACCTATACAAAAATCAGTGGCTTGAGGCTAAACAGAAAGAGCAGATGCAACAACTGTATCAGCAACAGCAACAAAGAGATTTGGAAGCGACACGCAAAGCAGATGTATCTACTCAGATCAATCAGGTCATCGCCATGGTTCAACAGAAGTATGGAGTGGACTACAATACCGCAATGGACTTCGTAAATACGATGTCTGACAATTCATCCATTACCGTTGACAATCTGTTTGAACTCTACAAAATGCGTAAAGGTGGCTCATCTGAACAAGCGCGTCTTCCTAATGGCAGATACGCTCCTCGTCCTGAGCCAAACAAAAACTATAATCCATTTGGGGCATCTGTTCCCTCACAGGACTTCCAACAGTTCCAGCGTGCGCAAAGCATACCTCCTTCAATGGGGGTACATACCGCACAAGGAGCACAAAATGAGGACCCAATGATAACAATGATGAAGGAAACGATAGCCCAATCAAACCGAAATACAGTATTTTAGGAGAATACTTAAATGGCTAACTTCTATTCAACTTCTGCAAGTGGTACATATGACCCTCTTATAAATCCTCCAACCAATGTATCACTTGACAATATTCGACGGACTTTTGATCTCAGTGGGATGATCGCTGAATTGCGCCCGCTTGAGAGTCCGTTTTTCACTTATCTTACCAAAGTAAGACGTATGCCTACTCCCGACCCCATCTTCAAAATGATGGAACAACGTCATCAATGGCAGCGTCGTAACTTCCATGTATCTACTGAACTTGAAGCTGGACAAGACATTACCGCCCATGCCTCTGGAATAGTATGTCATTGCTACTATGATGCACGAGGCAAGGAAACTACCGACGAAACTGTTCCAACCTTCTTTGTTGGCGGACAGATTGTGGCAATTGAAAACGTAACCGAGAGCAGTAATGGCGTAACAGGAACACTGTATGCAAGAGTTTCTTCGTATGGAGAGACTGCAACTAAGTTGGCTGTAGCCCCATTGTATATCTTGAGTTCTTCTGCAAAGACATCAGTATCTACAAAAAAAACTACATTCACTATTCCAGATAATAGTCGTGGTCAAATTGTTGGCACTGCTTATGCTGAAGGCTCTGACTCTCCCGAAGGGTGGAACGACATTCTCGGTCAGACTGAAGGATATGCGCAGATTTTTAAGACTGCCTGTCCTCTGATGTCTGGCACTGCTATGGCAACTGAATTCCGTGGCAAGAAGAATGAGTTCGCTCGTATTTGGGACGAAAAGCTGCGTGAGCATAAGATGGACATGGAACACTCATTCCTGTTTGGCGTTGGACACGTAGCAACAAGCACTGGAGCAGTCTCTGCTGAAGATGGAACTACTCCCAAGCGTTATACCTGGGGTGCTCTGCCTTTCGTTTCACTGTATGGCAATACTGCTGCATTTAGCTATG